CTTGATCTCATAAATGGGATAATATCCCTACTTACACTTCTGTCACCAACAGATTGTCTATCAAACTGTTCTGATATAATAGTTCTGTTTCCAGATCTGGACTCAACACCAGTCTGAACTGATGTTTGAAGTGTATCTTCAATAACTGATCTAGTTGCTGTGAATATTGTCCGTCTATTACTAAAATCATTCACTTCTGAACCACTAGTGGTTTCTCTCCTTTGAGTGGTTTGAGTGATTGTTGATCCAGTCCAATTAGTTTCCCATGCATTCCAAACAATTGGTGCCATACCAGTTTGTCTGTCAACATTTTCAGTTCTTGCAAGTAATTCAAGCGTTGAAGAAAAATCACCCTCTACATCAATTACTTTTGCTTTCATTCTTGCGGTATCAATCCAAGTGTCAGATGCTGGAGTAAGTTCCATTGAACCTTTCCAAAAACTAATCAAGAATGGTGTTACACTCTCTGTTCTTGTAGCAAATGACTGTTTTAACCACTCAACTTCAGCATAATCAAGAGTGATTACACCACTTTGCTTTCTTACATTATTACCCTCAATTGCAGTAAAATTAAGATCCGCAGTTGTATCATTATTGACTACAGGTCCTTGAATAAGATCAACCGAGTTAGTATAATGAGTTGGTCTAAACTCTTTGTTAACAGCATCGATACTATTTTTAATTTTAAGATTTTCTTCTTGTGATTTAAATGAAGTGAAGTTATCAACGAAAAAACCAGACTTAAATCTATTCAAACCATCAGCATCAGGGACGAATAAATTTGCAGTGTTAGTTTCAAGCATCGAGAGTGATGTATAATACTCAAGATTTTTAATTCTATTTTCAAGTTTGTTGATATCCTGCATACGATATCTTTTATGAGTATTAAATTTTAGTGCAGCTTGTCCAGTATTGTAAAGAAAAGGAGGTAAGGTAATTGAACAAATTTCAATCGCATCATCAACTACAAGAGGTGGTTCTGGTCTATCTGAGGGAACTCCGTACTTGACCTGGAATTTACCATCTTTTGTCAAGAAAATTCTATCGATTCTTCCTTGATAGTAAGAGAAATCAATGAATAGTGATTCATCTGATGCTAAAATATTTTTAGCTGAATCTCCAGATCCAGTAAATACTCTTCCTAAAAATTCAAGAGGAGATCTATCTCCCTCAGAAACACTTGCGATTGAACTTACTCTTGGTCTAATATCAATAATGTCAGAATTTCTAATATCTCCAACTTTACCAATTTCATTAGAATAATTAAAGTTGTCATATGACCCTATCGTTGTAATGTCTCCGTCATCAGTGCTTTCATATGAAGCACTCTTAAAGTATACTCTTAATTTCTTACTTGGTTCCGAAGAATCAAATTTTCTTTTGATTACTCCATAATCATAGAATGTTTGTTCTTGTCCATTATTAAAGATAAAATTAGTAGATACATCAAAACTTGATGCATCTGCTGCATTTACAATTGCACTTACATTTGTCTCAGATGAAATAATAGTTTCACCCTCTCCAAACAAAATATCATTTTTATAAAGAACAGAAATTTTTGAATCTGCAATTGAGGTTTTTTCAGAAATAATTGCAACAGCACCAGAATTTTGTCCTACAATAGATTCTCCAATAGTAAACTCATCAATAGTAGATGAAGCACTTATGATTGATTGTAAAGTAAGTGTAGGTGAAGAAGGAGTGGATGTATCAGTAGATTCAAAGACACCATGAACCTCAATTATATCAGGGGTATTAAGTGATATTGTTTCATCCTGAACTCTTGTTCCAAAAGGATAATTTCCATATGTAAGACCATCATTTAAAGTTGTAGTTCCAATACCAGAACCAACATTTTTAGATTTGTCTATAATAATTGACTGAACTCTATTTCTAACTTTGACTTTTGCCTTTGGTTTTCTCTTTCTAAGAGTTGCAATCAAAGTAGATCCATCAGTATTAGTTCCAAGACCATTAATCTGCAGAGTGCTTTTTCCTCCAGGTGAAGTAATCGTAAATTTATCTGCAGTTAACTCTTCAGTGGTTCCATCTTCTCTAATAAGTGAATATCTAGTAGGAGTAAATGGTAAAAATACTTCATTATCTTCAGCAGTAATTGTGCTGGATAATTTATTATTTACAATATTTACAGTTAATGTTTTTCTAATTGTTAATATAGCATCAGTTAAATTTAAACTTTCAATATTATCTTTTGGAAGTGAAGTAAATAATGAATTATCAGTTGATGGATCAAGAGGTGTTGTTAATACTTTTAAATCAGTTACATTAGTTACTACATTTGGTAATTTACCACCTACAATCCCAGTCACCGTTGTTACGCCAACAAAATTAACATGAGATGATCCAACAGATACAACTCTTCCTAGCACGGGATCTTGATCATCACCAACAACTGCAGCAAGATCGCTATATTGAATCAAACTACCTAACTTAAGAGCAGTTCCAGGGAAAAGTGGGTTAGTGCTTCTAACTGTGCTGATACCACCCTGATCTCTTGGAGTAATTGTTGCAACACCAACATTAAATGATACAGATTGAATTGTGTCTGCACTGAATGTATGAATACCGGTAATTCCATCTGTTGATCCAAATACAGACTTTACATCACCAATCCCATGAGCAGTTGCAGCAATTGAAGTTCTACCATTTAAGATACCATCAAAGAAAAGAGGTTCATTAGAAATAAACTCACCTTTAGTTTCATATAATGTAACTGTTTTACTATTAGATACTGCAGATCGAATAAATGCAGTTGCACCACTTCTTTGACCCTTGACAAACGTCGGGATAGACAAACTAGTCGCTTGATTTAATGTTAGTGTAGTAAATGATTGAACATCATATAATGAGATTCCCCACTGATTTAAATTTGCATTTGCACTATCATATGCACCAGATTCAATTCTAAAATCAAAAACTCTTGCTAAACCAATTTCATTTCCAGGAGCACCGTTAGCATCAACGTTAGGACCAATTCTTTCATCCCTTAAACTTAAAACGTATGTGCTACCAATACCAACAGAAGGTGTTCTATTAACATTATCAAGTTTAAGTGTCGGTCCTGTATTATAAATTATTGATTGATCTTCAATAAGTTTTGTAGTTCTTGGTTTATCAACATCAAGATATGTTGAATTAATAGTTTCAATGTCATATCCTCTTACAAACGCTCTACCAGCAGAGACTCTGTACAATGCGAGGTCGTCAGAAGGTGCAGAACCACCATACGTAAATTGACCCGCATTATATACACCACCATTTCCCCTGCTATTATTCAGGGACTCCTTCATTGTAATATCAAAAGGAGTTACATAGTAATCTCCAGATTCGGCAAATGTTCTTCTGGCAAGAATATCAGTAATATCATTATAACCAACACCACCACCAAATCCAGTTTTTTTAGTTTTTGTTCGTAAAACTCCGTTTACTACAACCCCTAATTCAACAAAAGATCCATCATCTAAATCATCAGGAGACTTTTTAATAAGAGAGGTACTAATTTTAAGTCTATCTGCACCTGGTGCAGCATAGTTATTAAATCCTTGGGAATTATCGTTAAGAGTTTCGTCTAAATCTGCAGTAATTATTTCTTCATTTACAAAAAGACCAACCCTATAACTAGGAGTTGTTCCATATTGATCAAGAATTAAAGTTTCGCTATCAACATTTACAAAGTTACCTCTAATAAAGTAAATACCATCTTGAATATGGAATGAAGACCCAATTTGTGCAGCCTCATTTGATATAGTAGCGCCAAAAGGAGCTCCAGCACTAATTGTACTGTTTCCTAAAAGACCTGAAGAAATTATCTCATTACAAGCAAGTTCTTCAGCATCACTGAAGACTTCAGTCGAATTGTTTGCGGTGCTTGAGTTTAGGTAGTTAACATAAAGAGTAAGATTTCCTCTTTCAGAGTCTTCAGGAAGAAGAACTGAATCAATATATGCCGTTACACCAGAGGTCAAACCTGTTATTTTAGTTCCTTCTAACTGTTCAGCGTAGGCAGAAACTGGGACTCCTTGAAACGTATTTACTAACTGAACACAATTGTAAATTCTATTATACGCAGTATTTCCAGGTATAACTTTTTCACCTTCTTTAAAAAAGTGCTGACCAAATCTTTCAATTTGGTTTTGCAAAATTGATTGAAGTGATGTTAATTCTCTAGCCTGGACAGCATATCCAGGTTTAAACAGCACCTTATGAAAATCATTAGATGCATCAAAGTCATCAAAATATGGTGCTACGTTGAGGTTCGTCTGCTGTGGCATAATTCTTTAGAACTGCAAAACAATTTTGATATCTTCTTTTTGGTTAGATGACCTTGTTATGGATGGTCTATTGTCAACATAAACAATGTTTCCTGCATATTTTTTCACTTCTGCAGGTGCAATACCGTCCGTAAAAGTAAGACCAAGATTATATGTCCTACTATTTATTGTCGTTTGGATACCACTAAAGTTTGAATCAATTTGTAAATCAACACCTGTTGTTGGAGTAATTGTCAAACTACCACCTGTATCAGGAGAAGAAGTAAACTCGGTCAAATCAAATCCATAAGTTGGTGTGGTTTGAGCAGTTCCAACTGTATTAAACCCAGCAAGTGTTCTATCCTGCCAATACTTCAATACACCAGTTGTTTGGTTATAACTAATTACTCTTCCTTGAGCAGTTGATCCTGTAGATATAGTTTGAGTGAAGTATGAATCGGCAGAAAAAGCAGCAGAACTATATCCTGCTCCTGCTAATCTTAAAGCACCAACAGCACTTGCTTTGTCAGCAGATAATAAAGTATTTGAAGTAGTTCTTGGATTTTCTACAAGACCAACTCTTGCAATTTGATTTCCAGTAATAAAATCGGGGTTATCATTATCATTTTCAATTCTAGAATAAAGAAGAACATTAGTTGCTCCTAATTCTCTATAGATATCTTTACCATGACCACCCATTGGTGATATGATAACGTCAAAGGTAGGTATGGTCGTACCAGAAGGAACGTTTCCTGCTTCTAAGTCTACATTTCCAAAAGTGTATCCAGAACCTTGATTGGTTATAGTAATGGAGTCAACTCTTTGATCGTTTGTTGTAACGATGGTACATTCAGCACCAGTTCCATCACCTTTAATAGGAACGTTAGCGTACCTTGTAGCGCCAACAGGTCCAATACCTACTCCTCTATCAGTTATAGTTGTAACTTTAATTGAACCATCTACCGCATTATTTCTTACAAGTTCATTTTCAGTGCCAGTTTCCCAGTTTAAGGGTACTGGCATAAAAGCAGTTGCTTCAAATTTTACAATATCACTTGGTTTGATTGAATAAAGATATTTCCAAAGATAACCGTCTCCACTTGTTCCTGCTGATCTTGGTTCTAAATCAATATGTGTTG